TGCAATGAACACTATTGGTAAGGACTATGTTGATCGCAAGCATGGTCGTCAAAATATTTCTTATACACACCAAGTACTAAAACAATTTACGGAGGACACTTATGGCTGTATTCTTTACCAGGAACAAGTTATGCAAGCATGCGTACACCTTGGCGGTATGTCCATGTCGGAAGCAGATAAAGTTAGAAAGATCATTGGCAAGAAAAAAGATGCTAAAGAATTTGATCAGTTTAAGGAAAAATTCGTAGAGGGTGCATCAAAGTTCATTGCTCCCAACCTTGCTCGTGATCTATGGCATGACTTTGAGGCTCACGCAGGGTACTCATTTAACAAGTCACACGCAGTAGCATACTCAACGCTATCCTATTGGACAGCATGGCTAAAATATTATTACCCACTTGAGTTTATGTACTCAGTGCTAAAGAACGAAAAGGATAAAGATGCAAGAACTGAATACCTTATTGAAGCAAAAAGAATGGGCATTAGCATTAAGTTACCTCACATTAACGATTCGGATATTGATTTTAAGATTGAGGGTAAAGGTATTCGGTTTGGACTCAGTGCTATCAAGTTCATATCTGACAAGATTGGTGAAAGATACATATCTGCACGACCATTCAATTCGTATAAAGAACTTGAAGAGTTTACATTTACCAAAGGCAACGGAGTAAACAGTCGTGCACTCCAAGCGTTGAGAGTAATTGGCGCAGCAACATTTAATGATAACCCTAGAAATGATCAGGAGATTAAAGAGAACTTATACGAATACTTAAACCTTCCAGAGTTTAATATCACAATACCTTCTCATTACTATGCCTTCATTCAGGATATTGTTGACTTTGAAGAAAAAGGATCATACATTTTTATGGGTATGGTAAAATCAATTAAGCGAGGAACAGGATGGTCACGAGTTGAAATTTTGGACAAAACTGGCAGTGTCGGTATATTTGACGATGAAAATACAACTATTGAGACAGGTCGTTCTTATCTTGTCTTGTGTAATGATAATAGGATTGTTTCTTTCATACCTTCAGATGAGATAAAAGAATCATCTCATGCACTTGTAAAGTTCTTAAGTTACAAGCAGTTACCGTATAGGGATGATGAGATGTTTGTAGTTTCATTTAAGCCAAGGATTACAAAGACTGGAAAGAAGATGGCATCTCTTACACTTGCAGATACAAGCAGAGACCTTCATTCTATTACAGTTTTTCCTACAGCGTTTGCAAAAGCATATATGAGTATTGAAGAGGGAAAATCTTATAAGTTTGATTTTGGTAAGACTAAAGACGGAACCGTAACATTGGAGGATGTACATGTCAGTTAGTATAGAAGAAGCGTTAGCACAGTTAGACCCTAAGTTAAGAAAAAGATTAGGTAGTGGCGTAGGTGTTAACTATGAGTATCAGCCTACACCCAGTTTTGGTTTAAACCGTGCTCTTGGAGGAGGTTTGCCTTATGGCAGACAGGTTCTTATTTGGGGATCTAAGTCTTCAGCAAAGTCTTCTATGTGTCTTCAGATGATTGCTCTTGCTCAAGCAGAGGGTAAGTTGTGTGCATGGATTGACTCAGAAATGTCCTACTCTGAAGACTGGGCTAGAACTTTGGGGGTAGATCCAGAAAAACTAATCTACTCACAAGCAAGAACTATTAGCGATATGGTAGACGTAGGTGTTGGATTAATGAACGCTGGTGTTGACCTAATTGTGGTAGACTCTATTACATCAATGCTTCCAGCAATCTATTTTGAAAAAGATACAGATGAAATGAAAGCATTAGAAAACACCAAACAGATTGGAGCAGAATCCCGTGACTTTAGTAACGCATGGAAAATGCTTAACTATGCAAACAATAAAGTTAAGCCAACTTTGCTTGTTCTTATTTCTCAGTCTCGTAATAATATTAATGCTATGTATACTAGCCAGCAGCCTTCTGGTGGTCAGGCTACTAAGTTTTATTCCTCATGTATTATTAAACTCTTTTCTTCAGAGTCAGACAATCAAGCGATTAAGGGCAAGATCAAGGTAGGAGATAAATTAATTGAAGAAAAAATTGGTAGAACTATTAAGTGGGAACTTCAGTTCTCCAAAACCTCTCCAGGGTTCCAGTCTGGTGAGTATGATTTTTACTTTAGAGGTGACGATATTGGTCTTGATACCATTGGTGATTTGGTTACTACCGCAGAACTAAATGGTATTGTAGAGCGCACAGGCGCTTGGTATATACTTCCTGATGGATCTAAAGTGCAAGGCAAAGAAGCATTCGTTAATCGTGTAAGGGAGGATCTTGATTTGCAACAGTCAATCAAGGATAAACTAAATGGGTAGTTTTACTGTCTACCAGGGAAGGTTTGTTTGTCATACATGCAAGACAGAAGTCAGAACTCTTAGGCTTTATCCAGAAACAAAAACAGCAACCTGGATGTGTAAGGATAAGCATCTAAGTACCGTTAAGTTTGGTAAGCAGAAATGGAAGGGTAATGACGGAGAAGAGTGAGTCAAAGAGAATTGGTGCTAAACAGCACAAGAACTCTGGGCGTAACACACAAAAGGGAGATGCCTCCTGGAAAAATTTTGTCGTAGACTTTAAAGAGGTTGGAAAGTCTTTTACTTTGAATAAAGAGGTTTGGGCTAAGGCTACCACAGATGCCATGAAGAATGGCAAGGACCCAGCAATTGTGGTGGTAATAGGCGAGGGTAACTCAAAAGTTAGACTTGCTATAATTGAGATGAGTATTCTAGAAGACATGGTGGAGGAATAATGGAACAACAACAAACAACAATAGATATGGTAAATGGTTTGTCAGAGATTGCTGACTACATGGAAGATGAGGAACTGACTACAGCCCTTACCTTCATTGCTAAGATAATTATTAAGCCAGATATACCACTCAATGTGGCTACTGTGGAGATCGTACGGCTGCAGGCTATCGCTGCTAAGATGGCATTTAAGGCTACATGGATGGCTAATGTTGACAAGTCAGATCGTGGCAAGAAGAATCTTTATTATACGGCAGCAGAGTCTATCAACAATCTTGTGTCTGCATTGAAATACATAACCCGATAGTCTGCTATACTTATACTAATAGAAACGAGAAAACTAATGACGAAAAATTTACTACATACGGTTATGATTAAGCCAGAGGAAAAACCAATCCATCCTATGGATATAGCAGGACTTGAGGCAAAGATCAAAGAAGGATATACGATTACTCGTGTAGACAAGCATACAACAAAGAAGACTTTTGCTCCATCTACTATTGCATACGGACACGGTGAGTGTGCTAGATACTGGTATCTTGCTTTTGATGGACAAGTGTTCGAAGATAATGCAGATGCATATGCAGCAGCAAACATGACTGCAGGAACACTGTCTCACGCAAGAATTCAAAATGCAATGATGAATGCTGGAATAGTTAAGGTTTATCGTGACGAAAACAATGAGCCTACAACAGAGTTTAAGATTAGACATGATGACCCACCTATCTTTGGATATGGTGATGTTATGTTTGATTGGCAGGGAGAAGAACTCATTGGTGAAATTAAAACAATGATGAATGAGGGATTCGAATACAGAAAGGCATCAGGTAAGGCAAAGAACGGCCACCTAATGCAATTACTTATATACATGAAGATTCTAAAGAGACCAAAGGGAGTTATGATTTATGAAAATAAAAATAATCACGAACTTCTTTTGATCCCAGTAGATGTAAACGATCATTACCGTCGGTGGGTAGACCAGGCATTTGATTGGATGAGATCAGTTCGAAAGGCATGGGAAGATAAAACCCTGCCAACCAAAAACTATAGATCTAATTCCAAGATATGCAAGTCATGCCCAATTAAAAAAGCATGTGAGTCTGCAGGTACAGGCGTACTAAAAATAGCGCCTCTGGAGATTCTCGGTGAAGAATTGTAAGTATTGTGATAAAACTTTTACGCATTCAGTATCTTACCAAATATACTGCTCTGCAGAGTGTAGAGATTTAGCAACAAAAGAAAAAATTGCTGAAAGATATCTGCATTCAAAAAGACAAAAGAGAAGGGGGAAGACAAGGCTTTGTAGGTCTTGCTCTTCTCCGCTCTCCATATATAACGACGATGCAATTTGTTCTTCTTGTGCAGTTAATCCAGACGCAGTTATAAAAGCAATTAAACAAATAAAGGGTAAAACAAATGGTAAAGAATAAGTGGGGCTTAGAGATAAAACCACAGAGAATCTGTGCTATTGATGCAAGCACTAATAGCCTTGCATTTGCCCTGTTTAATGGAGATGATCTTGAATCTATCGGCAAGATAAACTTTGAAGGAAATGATGTGTATGAAAAGGTTATGGATGCTGGCAAAAAAGTAAAAGCATTCTTTGATATATATGGTGGGTTTGAGGCAATTATTATTGAGCACACTGTGTTTATGAATAGTCCCAAGACCGCTGCAGATCTTGCATTGGTTCAGGGGGCAATCCTTGGATCAGCAGGACAGACTGGAACTAAGGTTATAGGCAAAGTTTCTCCAATAACATGGCAAAACTACATTGGTAATAAAAAAATATCAAAAGACGAACAATTATACATACGTTCACAAAACCCAGGCAAGTCAGTATCATGGTACAAATCTTATGAAAGAAATCTACGCAAAGAAAGAACAATTAAGTTTATTAATACAATCTATGATAGAACGATTACTGACAATGATGTTGCTGATGCTTGTGGCATCGGGCACTGGGCACTAAAGAATTGGGGAAAAGCAATTGGAGTTGACAACTAGCATCATGGCTGCTAAACTATATACAAGTGAAACCTTTATGCGTAAGAGGTACCTTATGGATAAAAAAACACCAGAAGAAATTGCAAAGGAATGTGGATGCTCTTTAGAAACCATCTATGTCTACCTTGCTAAATTTGGACTAAGGAAATCAAAACGATGAATAAATTTGAAAAAGCATTGATAGCACTTGCCGTTGCAGGCAGCGTTGGTTTTGCGTTTGCCTTTGCTGCGTTAAAGGGTATTCCAGAAACATTTGATTGGGAATCTGACGAAGAGGAATCTTATGAGTGACAATCTAAACATAACAGTTGACCAAGTAAATAATCCATTGCACTACACATCAGATCCGTCTGGTATTGAGTGTATCGAGATAACTCGTCATCGTAATTTTAATATTGGTAATGCTTTCAAATATCTTTGGAGAGCAGGACTTAAGGATGAGGCAAAGACCATACAAGATTTAGAGAAAGCAATCTTTTATATTAAAGATGAAATAAACAGACTAGAAGGCAAGTATGTCAACTGAAGACGATCTCGTTAAGCATCTTGACCAAGTCAACTTGGTAGTAGAAGAATACCTAAAGGGCAATGATCCAACAGTTATTTCTAAGCAACTATCAATCCCACGACAAAAGGTTGTAACACTTATTAATGAGTGGAAGGTTATGGCATCTGCAAATGATGCTATCCGTGCTCGTGCTAAAGAAGCACTTGCTGCAGCAGATACACATTACAGCAAGTTGGTCTCTCGTACATATGAAGTTATTGATGAGGCATCTATGACTAACAATCTTAGTGCAAAGACCGCAGCAATTAAACTTGTAATGGACATTGAATCCAAGCGTATTGATATGCTGCAGAAGGCTGGACTCCTTGAGAATAAAGAACTTGCTGAAGAGATGATGGAAATTGAAAAGCGTCAAGAGATTCTAGTGTTAATTCTAAAAGACATCGCCTCAGAGTATCCACAGGTTCGTGATGAAATTATGCGTAGGCTTTCTGCATTTGCAAAAGACAACGAGGTGATCACAGTTGTCCACGATGTTCAATGAGTTTCTTGAGGCACTTCAGGCTGATCATTTTGACGAAACTCCAGTAGATGCAAGAACCTTTGTAGAGGGCGAATCCTACCTTGGCCAGCCACCTCTATCAGATATTCAATACGATATTGTTGAGGCAATGAGCCAGATCTATCGTAAAGAAGACCTGATTAACATAATGGGTGAAGAAAAGGGTACACAGTATTACAACAAGTACACAAAAAACGAAATCATTCTGCAACTTGGCAAGGGATCTGGAAAAGACTTCACATCAACCGTAGCATGCTCATACATCGTATATAAACTTCTATGCTTAAAAGACCCAGCAAAGTATTTTGGTAAGCCATCTGGAGATGCTATCGACTTAATCAACGTTGCTATTAACGCACAACAAGCAAAGAATGTTTTCTTTAAAGGTTTTAAATCAAAGATTGAAAGATCCCCATGGTTTG